GGTAAGCCGGTATACATTAACGAAGATATGGACGGTATCGCTACCGGTAACAAGTCTATTATCTTTGGTGATCTTAAGCAGTACTACGTTCACGAAGCGGGCGGCGTACAGTTACTACGTCTTAACGAGCGTTTCGCTGATGCATTGAGCACTGGATTTATTGCTTACCGTCGTGTAGATGGTAACGTACTCCAAGGTTCAGCTATTAAGCACTTGGTACAAGCGTAAGCTTGAGCAGCTAATGAAGGTTATATTTAACCAAGCTATAGCAGGGGCAGACTTCTACTACACCTCCGGGCAAGTAGTGGAGCTGCCCTCTGCGGCTGCTGCTGAGTATTTAAATGCTGGATTCTGCGAAGTAGTAGAGGAGAAGAAGGCAGAGAAAGTAGAGAGAGCAGTAAGCAAGAAGAGCACTAAAAGAACAACCCGCAAAGCGAAGTAATGAGCTACAGTATAATTACCCCAGCAACTTTAAAAGCTTTAACCGTACAAGAGGTTAAGGATTATTTGCGCGTAGATAGCGACGCAGAAGACACCCTGCTAGGGGTACTTATAGACGCTTCTACACAAATGGCCGAGAGCTATTTAGGGAGGTTTCTTTTAACGACCGTTATAGAGGAGTTCTACGATTTTTTCCCCGTATATAAAACGGGCGTAGATCCTTTCCACGGCGACCGAAATATTATTTTTTTAAGCCGCGGCCCAGTACAAAGCGTAGCCAGCGTTAAGTATATAGACGGCAACGGCGACGAGCAGACCGTAACAGCTAGCGACTACCGCACGGATTTAGTAAGCGAGCCCTCGCGCATTATGCCTAACGAAGGCTGGCTAGGTACTAAGGACACGGTAAACGCTGTTATAATTCGCTACACCTGCGGCTATACTCAAGCCTCGGACGTGCCAGCAAATATAAAAATGGCTATGCTTTTAATGATTGGCGAAATGTACGAGAAGAGAGTAGACAGCGTACACCGCTTACCTACAGCTTCCGAGTACTTAATGAACCCTTATAGAGTTTTCCGCTTTGATTGATCCGGGTAAGCTAGATAGAAGGATTACCTTACAAAGTGCGAGCGTAAGTACGGACGGCTTCGGCCAGGCTGTACGCACGTATAGCACCTTAGCGCAGGTATGGGCTAAAGTAGATTACCGAGGAACCCCTAAAGAGGGGGAAGATACCGAGAAGCTAACGAGCTTAAATAAGGTACGCTTTACGGTACGCTACCGCAGCGATGTAGACGCCACAGTAAAGATAAGCTGGGGCGGTAAGACTTACGAAATTGAAGGCGTAAGCTTAGAGGGTAGAGAGCGCTACCTTATTATAGATACTGTACTAAGGGACTAATGGCGGTAACGGGTACTAAAAGCGGCGGGTTTTTAAATGCTCAAAAAGAGGGCATTTACTTTGAAGTAGAAGGCCTAGAGAAAGCACTAAAGAAACTAGAGAAGCTTAAGGAAATAGACCGTAAGAAAGCTAGACAGTTTAAAGCGGGTATTAAAAGAGCTGCTAGGCCTTTAGTAAAAAGTGTTAAAGCTAGTATAAAAGACAGTAACCGAAACGACGAAGGTAAAAAGGTGCGTAAGGGTTATAACGATACTGGCGAAATAACAAAAAAGAAGAAGGTAAAAGAAGTTAACTATAAACCGGGTAACCTTCGCAGGTCTATAGGTTTTGTACCTTCAAGAATGAAGGGAGCGCTAGTAGGTTACGTAGGTGCTCGCTTTGGTAGTAAAGCAGGTAAGACCTTCGACGGGTATTACGCAGCTATAGTAAACTACGGACTAAAAAGAGGGCGCGCTAAGGCACCTACAAAAAATACGCGTAACGTGGACTACGCGCTAAAAGGACACCAAAAAGCGAAAGCGGTAACGCAGCAGCTTTTATATAAGGAAGTACAAAACATTATAAATAAGAGCTTATACGAGCTCAGCAGATAATGAACGAAGGAAAAGCTATTTACTCTATACTTACCAGCGACAGCGACGTAAACGCTATCGTAGGTACTCGCGTTTACCCGCAGATAGCAGCCCAAGAGGCCGCCTTTCCTTTTGTTGTATATGTATTACAAAATGTAGACCCTAGCGACACTAAGAGCGGGGTAAGTACTTTAGACGAGGTACGCTACGATATAATAGTAGCTAGCGAAAATTACGCAGAGGCTAGCGATTTAACCGAAAAAATACGAACCGCTCTAGATCGTTACAGCGGAACCGTAGCAGGTGTAGTTATTGATTCTATACAGTTTATAGACTTAGACGTAAATAACGACCCAGGAACGGAGACCTACTTAACGAGTGCAGAGTATATAATAAGAGTTAAGCGATGAAAATAACACTAACTAAAAACGTAACCCTTCCGAGTGGTAAGAAGCTAAAGAAAGGTACTAACTTTGGAGTAGTAAACGAATACGGCCTAGAGCTTATAGAAGCTGGTAAGGCTGTAGAATTTGGGGCTGAGGCCCCCGTAATAATTGAAGAACAACTAAATAATCTAGATTAAAAATGGCAACTACCGGAATTATGAACGGAACCCTCTTAGGGGTATACGTAGGCAGCACTCTAATAGCTCACGCTACCGAGGGCTCTATTTCTCTCTCAATGGACACGAGAGACGCAACAAGTAAAGACTCTAGCGGTACTCGCGACTTATTAGAGGCTACTAAGAGCGGTACTATTTCAGTATCTGCGCTTTACGCTGAAGATGCAGCTTACGGCGTAGATGATCTTATGACAGCTTGGAGCGGTCGCTCACAGCTTACAATTAAATTTTCTACCGAAGTATCGGGCGACCATTACTGGTCTGCTGCTGCTTACGTAACTTCTTTAGAAGTTTCTAGCGGAATGGAGGACAATGTAACGTACTCGGCCACATTCGAGCTTACGGGAGCGATTACTTATACTACGGTATAATAGAATAACACAAACACTTAAAGCAAATGGTTAAACACGTAGAAATAGGAGGAGTAAGCAGACCGGTTAAATTCGGTTTTGCTGCCCTTATGGAATTTACCGAAGAGAACGGCTATACTATGGCCGACCTCGATAAATTAGGCGATAATATGAAACTTAAGGACGCGCTCTTTTTAGTGTGGTGTGGATTGAAGCACGGCGCTAGAGTAGAAAAGCAACCTTATAAGCATACGATCGAAGATATAGCGGACTGGCTAGACGAAAAGCCCGAAGCTATGGAAGAGGTACTAAACGTGTTTAGCTCTAGCTTTAGTTCTTCGGAAGAGGAAAAAAAGTAGACGGGGCGCCGGGTGAAGGCCCGGCAGCCCCTTTAACTTTTGACTATTACCAGCAGCTAGCTTTAGGGCAGCTTAACTGGACGCCGGCTACCTTCTACGAAGCAACGCCTAGAGAGTTAGAGAACGCCCTAAAGGGCTTCTTTAATTTATACGAAGTAGGCCAGCAGCAAAGCTGGGAGCGTGAGAGGTGGAGTACTACGGTACTAGTAAACCTACAGCTACCAAAAAACAAAAAGCTAAAAGCTACGGATTTAGTCCGCTTCCCTTGGGAAAACAAACACAAAAGCCCAAAGCTAACAAAACAAGAAGCTAAAGCAATACTAGGCAAATGGCAAAAAGGACAATAGCGAGTACTAACATTAGCATAGGTGCAAACCTTAGCGGCCTCCAGCGAGGCCTTAAGATAGCACAGCGTAGCCTCCGTAAGTTCGGAGGGCAGGCTAAGCGTATAGGTAGTAATATTACGAGTAGTGTTACCCTACCCTTTGCCGCTGCGGGTGCTGCTGGCGTTAAAATGGCTACCGACCTAGAGGGCAGTTTTAGCAAGATAGAGAACCTCGTAGGTATTACGGGTAAGGCTCTAGACGATTTTAAGACCTCGGTAAAAAATGTAAGTAGCGAAACTGGTAAGAGCCAGCAGGAGCTAAGCGAGGCACTCTTTACGGTCAGCTCCGCAGGTCTTCGCGGCGCTGAAGCTACGGAGGTTTTAGAGCGATCCGCTAAAGCCTCAGCTATTGGCTTAGGAGATACGCAACAAATAGCGCAAGCCCTTACCGGGGTTATGCAAGCTTACAGCTCTAGCGGAATGACGGCAGCGCAAGCGACCGACACTTTAACCGCTATCGTAAGAGAAGGTAACCTAGAGGCGGAAGCTTTAGCCCCTACCCTTGGTAGGGTAGTAGGTATAGCTTCCCAGCTTGGCGTAAGCTTTGAAGAGGTAGGCGCTAATATTGCAACCTTTACCCGTTTGGGTGTACCGGCCGAAGAGGCCGTAGTAGGTTTACGCGGTATTATGGCTAGCTTCTTAAAACCTACAGCTGACGCAAAAAACGCTCTAGCTACTTTAGGAATGACTGCGGAAGACCTCCGTAACCAAGTAAGCGAGGAAGGCC